GGGTTACGATGTTCAAACATCTTAAATAACGGATCAGGTGGTGTACGCTGTTCCTGATTAGCCACAACCGTTGTAAACGGTGTCACATCAGTCCATAGTTCTTTTACAACCTGTGGGCTGATATAAAAATCTCGCCGATCGGTATACAGAACACCTGAGCCGCTAAGGTTTTTCGTTACTGCTGCCATTTTATTTTACCTATTTCCTTAATTTGCTCGTTGAAAGTAGTGCAGCATTAAACAAGTCTTGTTCATTTGCAGTAGGTTGACTTATCCCAGTTTCAACAACTGTTGTAGTGGGAACACTCAATGCCTGCTGTTGTTGTACATATTCTTGTTTCTTTTGCTGCGCCTGTACTTGTTCGGGTTTGGGAGCATTCTGTAAGTCGAATAGTTTAGCAAGAACATCAAGAGTTACATTATTTGGGTTAGTAGCCCAGCCAATAAAATCAGCAGCTTTCATGTCATTCCAGCCATAAGAGTTCTTAACCTGGGTGTAAGCTTGATTCATCATAGACTGCTCACGTTGCTTAGCCATATTTTGTTCATGGTCTTGAATACGTGCATACTCTATCTTTTTCAGATAGTCATAACGTGCATCTTGATATTTTTCCTTTTCCATTCTAAACTTAAAAGAATCACTCTCAGGATCATTATAGGCATCTACTTCGCTGTAGTTCATCGGTCTTTCTGGTGGCGTAGGCTCCTTCAACGGATCAACCTGTGGCTGTGGCTGGGTTCCGTTGGAGACTGGTGCTTGTTGAAGTTGGTTTACAGCTTTCTTATAAATATCAAGCTCTTCTGCCATTCTACTTGCATCATTCTTGGCTCTATCTGCCTGTGATTGCCAATACTCCATCCTATTTGGATCCTCTTTTGCAGATACTTCTGTGTTCTCAGAAACTTCGCTGCCCTGCGTAGTTTGAGATTCTTGTGGACTTTCATCCATTATGGGTGTTTGTGTAATTGTAGGATCAGGAGCTCTTGTATCTGCACTAGGCTCATCGTATAAAAACGAATCGCTTTGTTGTGGAGCTTCCTGTACTTCAGCATTACTTGTGTTTTCCATTATTCCTCCAATGGTATTATTTCATCGTTTGTAGCTTCTTGCTCAGCAACGACATTTTTGACCTTCTTAAGCTCGTCATCAGTTCGGGCTGCGTATAGCTTAGAGGCCATGTCAGCTCTATTAGAGGATTGCTCAAGTTCAGTCTTGAACTTTTCTACTTCGACACGTTGACGTGCATGAACCAGCTCACGTCTAGCTGTTTGTAGATCTCCCTGTAAGTCTTTTATCTGTTTAGATTGACCTTCTACCTGACTTGTAAGTTGCGACATCTTTGAAGAACGGTTTAATACGTCTTCAACATTCGCAACTTCTGTCTGCTTAAGGACTTCAATCTGATCTATGATACCAGACTTATACAATTCCATGTAATATTCAAACCTAGCGTATCTATTAGATGGAAGGGTGGACCCTGAAACTACTAATACATCATATTTACCAACTGTTACGTCATTTAGTTTACCCAAGAATTGACCACTAATGTCGTCATAGACGGGTTCGTTTATTTTTATTTCTTTTGGTTTATGATTCGGTTGTAGTAATCTCAAAACTTTCATGCTAGTATAAGTTGCCTGTATAAGCTGAACAACTAACCTAGCTAACTGATTGATACCTTCTTCGATATCATCACGTTTAGATTTAATTCTTCTTTGACCATACTCATCAATTGCCAGAGTACCTTTATAGGTTTGTGGCATTGCTGAGGGATCTCCTTGCATTAAAGCATAGATTCCAAGTATTCGTTCAATATCTGCCTTGGCGTCTGCTTCATTTTTATATAATTCATTTGGTAGTGGTATAGGCCCAGCTACTATAGGTTGTCCTAATTCAGGATCAAACTCTATAACTGCTGTTCCTGCTCTACCCCATTCTTCCTCTAGTTGCTGTTTATTCATTGAACCTCTAGGAATAAGCAGCTTAACATTAGTAGATGAGGAAGCATGAGCTACAATCAATGAACGAATCTTATTAATATAAGACTGTAAACCCTTAACCATTCTTACATCACTCAATGGATACGGGTTTCTGTTATGAGTGTTCATTATAGTAACTACTGGATAATCATCAACAGGTAAGCCATTTATAAACAGAAGCTCTCCTCCAGCACTCACTACCTGCTTGATTCTTGTTAATGAGATTTCATTTACTAGCAAATCCCCTGTTTCCATTAATTCTGCAAAGGTCTTTTGCTCAATCATGGTAGTACTGCCTTTAATAGCCATGGGCGTTTCTTCCCCTTGCATCATGACTTGCTCTTGAGTAACTGGATTTATTACGAGATGAAAGACAGTACCATATTCCTTTTCAATCTCTTTATATGTTTCTACTTCATTATCATCTGTAACCACTCTCTGGTCTTCTTTATTGTATACTTTATAGCCAATCTTCTGGCTGTATTCCTGGTATTCTTCTATAGTAAGTATCTTCTCATCATTCAATTGGGGATCAAAAACACGATAATGAGGTACTTTTATCTTACTATATCTCTCTATTACTTCTATTTCTCTATCTTCTTTGGAAAGAATGCGCTGGGCACTGATTTCTTCCTTACTAACAACCTGATCTTCAAGCCCATGCCTAAGTGATTCTGTCTGAGGAGCAACAGTCACTTCAGTAGCTCTACGGATTATTTCTTCCATTCCAGGGTACATGGAGATAAGCTGTGCCTCGGAATAGAGTTTCGATACGATTATATTAGACGCATCTCTTGAGTAAGGATCTTGGGATGAAGGGTCTATATATACATCAAGTGGATCAATCGCCTTAACGAACACGTCACCTTTACCAAAATCAGCCTGGGGATCATGATAAACTATCATACACCCCATTCCTTTGACGTAATAATCGTCAATAGCTTCCTTTAGTTCGGTATTACCCTTTGAGTTCTCCCATACCCAGCTCATTAAATCTGAAAATATTTGACCAGTTTTAACATCGCTTCCCTCTCTTCCAGTCGATTGAAAGCGTGGAGCATTAGCAGTAAGCATAGCTTTCGCCTGTTCAACTGCTGGATATATAACATTAACAACTAAAGGCTCTTGAGCTCTCTTTCTCAGAGAATTTACTTGCTCTTTAGTCCATTGCATGCCATTTCTAAACTCGCTATCCTCGACAGCCTGTCTAGCCCACTTAGTACGTATTGAAGCGTACTCGGCAAGCAGTTCTTCTGAAAGTTTTACTTCTGGGTTCTTCTCTGGCATGTTTATGATCCTGCGAACTTAGACACTTATACAGATAAGAAGTTTCAAGTAATTAGCCAATCATCCGTATTTTTTCTATAATTGCTTTGTGAGTGATGTTCTTCTTTATGATCGTTGATATGATGAGGCGTATAATTGTTCTTTGTGGCGTAATATAAGCCATCTAATAGGTCATCATGCTTACCTCTGGGGAACATGAGCAACTCATCCTTCAATTCTTCCATATTTGCTAGTATATACATCTTCTTTTGAGCAAACCATGGCTGCATAGTCTCTAATCTACTGGACTTACTGGTTCTGGGTGTTTCCTTGATTTCAAGCCCTGGTATGAATAATCCCAGTTCTTCTGCCTTTGTTCTTAAATAATCACGTAACATCTCCTGATATCCTACTGATTCTATCCTAGTTTTGACAGGTTTGTATTTTTTGAAGTATTCTAGGATATGATCCGCTAATTTCATCGGAGTAGACCTTTTACGATAATATGGCAAAACATACTTATTATTCTTATTATCAACTGCTACAGCTACAATAGTTGAGTAATCTGCGTGTTTTTTGATAGAACTAGCAGGATCTACCCCCATAAAGATATTTACAGGCTCAATCCTCCCAGAAGCGAACTCTATATACGATTCATCGTCTATCCATCTAATTTTACCATCATATACCTGAATATACTTCTCTTTGAACATTTGGTCTTCATCACCAATGATTTCGCATTGATATTCACGATAAAAGGAAGAAACACGACCAATTGACTCCAATGAACGCTTTTCTGCCTCTAATTTCTCCTTAGACCACATCTCGGGCCATAAAGCAACACCATCATCTTGCAATGCCTTATATCTTTTAGATACCCATCCATGTGTCTCCATTAATGTTTCAACCATGCAGCGTTGGTGCTGCGGGGTACCAATAACTGCAAGTCTGCCTCTTTTAGCATCTAAAGCTGGTATTAAAGACTGTAATAACCATTTTAAGTTAAATTCCATCGCTTCCGATGTCTTAGTGTTATTCATATCCTCTGGATCATCCAATACCACCAAGGTTGGGCGTTGGTTACCATGTTTAAGCCCTACAACCTGCTGGCCAGTACCTCTACACATGATCATAGTGTCATCTTTTAGTATAATCTCTGTTCTTGACCAGGTACGGGAGCTATGCTGACCCCAATAGCCATAAACACTACGAAGTTCCATACTATACTCAAGTGCATTCTTAATAGTTTGTAATAAACGTACAGCATGTCCTTCGGTCTTCGAAGATAGAACTACAAACTTAGATCCTTGCTGCGTTAATATATGCCATATAGGAAACACACAAGCAACCAATGAAGACTTAGCATGGCCACGTGGTGCAATGATATTTAGCTTATTTAGGGTTATATCTTCTAATAATTCAGCTATTTCATAGTGAAATGGGGGAGATGCTGACGAAAACATAGATGGTAAGCATATCTTGCCAAATAATATAATATCATCAGCTAATTTCTTCTGAATGGAGCTTGTGCCTTTCAAAACATCCTTCCATGCTTGGTTTTTTCGTATTTGGACATCGTCTTAGTACATTTAGGTAGATTTTTAACTTTATTACCTTCCAAAGCACACGAAATAAGTCCACAATGTAGATTCCCTTTGTATTTTGCTGCAAAAGCGCATTGCCTGTTATCAATCAATGGACATAAGTCAAACATCAATAACAAGCACTTGGAGGCAGGCTATCTTCATCCTCCAATCTCTTAATTAAATCATCTATATACCATTTAGCCTTCTGTAAGTCTTTTATTGTATTTCCCTTATAGGGAGCACGTACAATGTATTTGACTATATTCCCACGAAACCAATCCATTTGCCATGATGCTATAAACTCTGTTACTTCAATTCCTTTGGTATAATGGCTCGGATGATTCACATCATCTTCATCTCTATCAAATATCGGCATCTACAGTCTCCGTTTTTCTAGAAGCAACCATCTTTTTCTCTTCAGTCTCTATCTGATCCATTATTTGATTGGTCATATCAATCTCTAATGTATCGGTAGTGATCTTCTTATTGGGCTTCATTTCTAACATATCAACAAAATTCTCTGCTGCACGCAGCATATTAGACACATCTTGCTTTTCTTCTGCTATTGCTATAGCCTTTAAAATAGTATCTAAGACAAATGATTTGTCAATACCCTTTGAATTCATTATCTCCATTAACTTCTCTTCTACCATATCCTTAATAACCTCTTGTTTGAATAATCTTTTAACTGTAGCCCTTGGTATCTTCTGATCTGGCCTGTATATAGTCCCAAGTTTGTCCCAATCGACCTTATTTCCGCCCATAACCTGTCCAACATAGGCACTCACTACGTTTTTAGTCCTTTTTTTCTTGGATTCACGTTCCTGCCAGGGTTTTGGCTTCACCATAGAGTAAATACCTGCTTCTCTGTTGGGTATATAGAGCAATCTGGAGCTGCCAGTTACCCATTGTACCCCACATGTAAGCTTAACAATGGTCTTTACCCTACCTTGAGAGTCAGTATAGTTCTTCCTGGATAAGCACTTCCCTACATACTTATCATCTGTGATGGCCCAGTCGTCTTCATGGGCATCTTTCCAGTATACCGCACGAACTGGAGCTTCATCCTTTGGATATACTGTAAATTCTTGGATCTTACCCCCAATTCTACGTTCTATCGTTTCCATAGGAGTGTGGATTTAAATGTAATACATATATGTACTACATATATATGTTAATATTACATTACTAAGTAATACATTACTCCAGTAATGTAGTACTTCAATTCTTTTCTTCCTTTGGATCTTTGGGCTCACTAAGATGCTGCTG